CTATCGAACTCATTAGTTATGCCAATGTTATTATCCATACTTGAGTTGTGTGAGTGATAATTAGAATAACCTAATTCTTGTCTGCAACCCTCTATGTGTTGCGACTTGTGTGGGTTATCTTGATTATCTTTTTGTTGTGGGTAGATGTCGGGGTTTAATCCTTTTGCTTTTAACTCATCTCTAAAATAAGCGAAAGCAAATTTCTCACCACTATCACCATAGTTGCGACTATCTGTGCTACCAAATAAGCCGAAGTCTATGTGTTCACTATGTTCGTTGTTGCGACCATAAGAACTATTTTCTTCGGTATCCATGCCTTGAGCCATTGAGAAGTAAAAGCATTTATCTTTTGCTACCACATCAACAGCCGAGCCATATCTGTCTTTTAACATTTGACATAGCTTAACATCTTCGGGTAGATAAGACCTCTCTACAACTTGCTTGGCAAGTGCAAAGGCTTTCCCATAGTTATCTTCCACTTCTATTCTACAAGTATCAAATGCTTGTTTTTCTAAAGTGTCCTCACTTTCTGCGTGTGAGATATATCGATTTATTATCTTCTTTCGATATTCGTCATTCATTCTTAATCGTGCCATATTTTATCCTTTCTATATGGATTGGTTATTAGTTGCATTAGTTGTATCATTATTTCCCATACCTTGCAACCATAAAGTGTATGCGGTAATATTTTTTGCTGTCCATTCTTCCCAGCAACCGCGACTATGAAAGACGCGCATGTGGCTTGGCGCTTTGTTATAGTAGGTCCCAAAGGGATAGCCGACATAGTTATTATCACTTGGATAGAACTTAATGCCACAATTCTTACAATGCATTTTCATTAATATTCACCCCCTCTTATAACTCTGATTATATCTCTTATCCCTAAGGCTACTACTACTAGTAGCCCTAAAGATATTACTATCATTAATAAACTGAAACTCATTAGTTCAGTACTTCGGGTAATACTTTTGATTTACCCATAATATTAACAATGTTAGTAGCTGTTCTAAAACCCATGCTATTATAATCGCTGTCTAACTGTTCATAACATACAGCAACCTTGCCTTTTTTGGTTATCCATATCTTACACTTATCATTACTGAAACGACCAAAGCGAGTTATGATTGTGTTATGCTTTTCAGCATAAAAGGTTATCTTAAACCAACGACTAGCTTGTAGCTCATTAGTCATATCGTCAAGGCTGTAATCATCTTCTTCTGTATAGGGCTGATGATATTCGCCTAATTCTATATTACTCATAATTATCCTTTCTAATGTGTTATGGGAATATAATATATATATTCCCATAACTGTCAAGTATTTAATTAACTAACTCAACTATTTTAAAAGTTCTAAAAGTTAAGCCTTTTACTTTGCTTTCTATTTCTTTTAGTCTTTTCATTTCTTCTATGTCTGCTTTATCTTCAGCCCATAGCTCAACATCATAATCATCTGTGATAATCTTGCTGTCGTACTTACTTGATTTGATTAATAAAAACATTCTATAAATCCTCCATGAATGTTAATGCAATTTTCATTGCACATATTGCAAATAATGCTAACCCCATTAATGGGCTAACATACACAGCAACAACTGGACTTAAAATAAATCCAGTTGTCACTAACACAAATTGACGAGCTGTATTCATTATACAGTTTCCTCAATCATTTCCATTTGTTTAGAAGTCCATACATCAATGACTTGTTGTATTTCGCCATGTTCAGCCATGAACTCATTTAAGGTCATGTGTTCTGCGTCTTCTTGCATTTGCACTAACCAATTATTTATTTTACTCATTTGATTTCTTCTTTCTGTTAGTTAATTAATAAATAAATAATATACAATCCCATATTAAATACAACAACTAATTTAATTTTATCCACAGTTTTCTTTGTACATTAGACGCATTCTAAACTGGAACAACCTACTACATCTTGTATGTCTCACTCTGATACATACTACATCTTGTGTCGCCTCGCTTCGCTCGGCGAGGGGTCCCTAGCCAAATCTTGTCGCTTGCGGGCCCACCCCCCCCTACCCAAGATTTATATAAAAGGGGTCCCAAACTTTTACCTATATACCTTGTTTTGTAAATAGATATGTGCTATTTTCATTTTCACTACTAAAAGAGTAAGTGCAAAATTTTTTAAAAATTTTTTTCAAATGCTAACACCAGATCAAATAAAACAGTTACCACCTGATACTAGAAAAGAGTATTTAAAGACAGCTTTGCAATTAGAAGAAAAAAAGAAAGAACAAAATATTAAAAACAATTTTCTTGATTTTGTAAAATATCTTTGGCCTGAATTTATTGAAGGCGAGCATCATAAAATTATGGCGGAAAAATTTAACCGTGTTGCTAATGGTGATTTAAAACGTGTTATTATTAACATGGCACCACGTCACACTAAGTCAGAATTTTCATCTAACTTTTTGCCAGCATGGATGATTGGTAACAATCCTAAATTAAAAATAATCCAAGCAACTAACAACGCCGAACTTGCAGTGCGATTTGGTCGTAAGGCCAAAGGTCTTATGGAGCAGGAAGAATATAAAAAAATATTTAATACTAGATTGAAAGAAGATTCAAAGGCTGCTGGAAAATGGGAAACGGACCAAGGTGGAGAATACTATGCAGCAGGTGTTGGCGGATCAATAACCGGTCGTGGTGCTGATCTTTTAATTATTGATGATCCACATTCAGAGCAGGACGCAATGAATATGGCATCTTACGACAGGGTATATGAGTGGTATACTTCTGGACCTCGGCAACGACTGCAGCCTGGAGGCAGGATAATTGTGGTGATGACTCGTTGGAATGTGGCAGATCTGACCGGTAAATTGATAAAAGCACAATCAGAGCCAAAGGCAGACCAATGGGAAGTAATAGAGTTTCCTGCAATCTTACCTTCAGGCGAACCAGTTTGGCCTGGTTATTGGAAATTAGAAGAGTTAGAAGCGGTGAAAGCATCCGTAAGTATACTAAAATGGAATGCACAATACCAGCAAAACCCAACTGCAGCAGAAGGCTCTATTATTAAAAGAGATTGGTGGAAACTGTACGATAAACCGGAACCCCCACCTTTAACACATGTTATACAATCTTATGATACAGCATTTATGAAAAAAGAAACGGCCGATTATAGTGCTATAACTACATGGGGTGTATTTTGTCCAAACGAAGGTGACGCCCCTAATTTAATCTTATTAGACATGGTTAAAGATAGATATGAGTTTCCAGAACTAAGGAAGAAAGCCAAAGAACAATATGACTATTGGAAACCAGAAACAGTTATTATTGAAGCCAAAGCTTCAGGATTACCTTTAACATATGAATTAAGAAAATTAGGTATACCAGTTATTAACTTTACACCAAGCCGTGGAAATGATAAACATACTAGAATAAACTCGGTTGCACCTTTGTTTGAATCTGGTATGATATGGGCACCAGACACAAAGTTTGCAGAAGAAGTGATTGAGGAATGCGCTGCATTTCCACTAGGTGAGCATGATGACCTTGTGGATAGTATGACTCAAGCAGTAATGAGATTTAGACAAGGTGGATTTATAGAACATCCAGATGATTATGAGGATGAACCATTACCACAACAACAGAGGACATATTACTAATGAGTATATTAAATTCAGGAACAGCTTTAGAGAGAATAACAAAATTCTTAAAAAAAGTATTCAAAGGCAAACCAGCCACCACAGCAGAACTTAACAAAACAGCTAGAAATCTAGGTTTAAATGAAAAAGAAGTTGAAAGAGTTATTGCAGCTTTTAAATCAGAAGAAACCACAGATTTAAATAAAGTAGATGATCTTATGAATTCTACTAAAGTAGATGATGCAAATTTAACAAAAGCATTGGATCGAGTAGACACTATGTCCGGCGATGATTTATTAAGAGAAGCGCAAATAGGAAAATTTGATATTACTTCACCTCTAACACGAACTGTCACAGACGTTGGTGATTTTAAAAATGCTGGAATAGTTACTCGAAAAGGACCTGCAGGTAGAGGTAACAGTGATGAAGTAGTTGGTATGTCAGAAGGTATAGAACGTTCTATTAAGTTTGTTGGTGAACGAACCGGTTTACCGGACTCAATCGTAAAAAAAGCTCTTAAAGTTAAAATGATGGAAGGCTATGAAGCCGGAAATTATAAAGGTCTAGCTAACGAAGCAGAAGACATGAAAGCGTATATTGATACTCAAATCATGGGTGATGACACTTTAACTTTTTTAGAAGAGATTGAACAAATAGGTAAAGAGTTAATTGACAGTCGTGGAGTAGGATCAATGACTGAAGCGTTTGATAATGCTATGGATGCAAAAAAAATAACAGATAAAGCTAAAGGCGGACGTGTTGGTTATACTATCGGTGGTTTAACGCAACTAGCATCAGCTCCTGATCCTATGGCTGAAAGAGGCGACATGTTAGAGAATATGGCAATGGAAAGATATGGTAAACCATTTGACAGTTTACCCGAAGTAATTCAAATCCAATTAATAGAAGATGTGAATGAATTTAATGAAGCTAACATACCATATGCTAAAGGCGGACGTGTTGGACTTAGATCTGGTGGCGAGGCCGGTATCTTGGATGATGCTGACGAACATTCTTTTAGAATGTTTAATAAACCATATAAAGAATTAAATGCGATTGAATTAGAAGAGTTTGACGAAGAGATGGCTAGACTTAGAAGTAAGTTTATGGCTGTTGGTGGTCCAGTAACCCCGCAACGCGGACCGATGCAAGCTGGTATTGGTCAAATGTTTAAAAAAAAATAAGGAACTTAAATGGCTATAGAATTTGACGAAAAGAATAAACCAACCGCTGAAGATATTGTTAGGTCTACGGTTGAAGTAAAACCTCAAGACTTACAACCAACACAACAAATACCAGAACAACCAATCGAAATCACAGAAGACGAAGACGGTGGTGCAACGATTGATTTTGATCCGCAAGCTTTAGTTGGACAAGGGACCGCGAGCCACGAAGAAAACTTAGCTGAGTTTCTAGAAGAAGATATTCTACAGGGTGTCGCTAACGAGATGCTAGATAATTTTGACAACTACAAAGGCTCTAGAAAAGATTGGGCTGACACTTATACTAAAGGTTTAGACTTACTTGGGTTTAAATATGAAAACAGATCAGAACCTTTTGCAGGATCAAGTGGTGCTACCCACCCAGTATTAGCTGAAGCAGTTACGCAATTTCAAGCACTAGCTTACAAAGAATTATTACCGGCGCAAGGTCCGGTTAGTACTCAAGTAGTTGGTAAAATAACTAAAGAAAGTAAACAACAAGCACAACGTGTTAAAGACTTTATGAATTACCAGTTAATGGTACAGATGAAAGAGTACGAACCTGAGTTTGATCAGATGTTATTTAATCTACCATTGTCTGGTTCTACTTTTAAAAAAATATATTATGATTCAATTCTTGGTCGTTGTGTATCAAAGTTTGTACCGGCTGAAGATTTATTTGTACCCTATGAAGCAACCAGTTTAGAAGAAGCAGAATGTATTATTCACCGTTTACGGGTCACGGGCAACGAACTAATTAAATATCAATTATCAGGTTTTTATCGTGATATAGATATTTCTGAAGCAAGTTTAATTGAAACAGATATTTCTGAAAAGAAAGCCGACCTACAAGGGGTAACACCTAACCGTGCAGAAGTGCACACATTATTAGAGTGTCATGTTAATTTAGATCTTGCTGGTTTTGAAGATGTTGATGAAGAAGGTGCTCCGACCGGTTTAGGATTACCTTACATTGTAACATTGGATGAAACTAGTTCTGAAGTTTTATCTATTCGTAGAAACTTTGCAGCAACAGATCCATTAAAACAAAAGAAAGATTATTTTGTACATTTTAAATTTTTACCAGGACTAGGCTTTTATGGCTTTGGTCTAATCCACATGATTGGTGGCCTATCAAGAACTGCAACCTCAGCGTTGCGACAACTTCTTGATGCAGGTACTTTATCAAATCTTCCCTCTGGATTTAAGATGCGTGGTATTAGAGTCCGTGATGAAGCTCAACCGTTGCAGCCGGGCGAGTTTCGTGATGTTGACGCCCCTGGTGGAAATCTTAAAGATGCATTTATGCCATTACCATTTAAAGGTCCTGATGCAACGTTACTACAATTAATGGGTACAGTAGTTCAAGCTGGTCAACGGTTCGCGAGCATTGCTGATATGCAAGTTGGTGACGGCAATCAATCGGCAGCCGTGGGCACAACAGTTGCGCTCTTGGAACGCGGCTCGCGGGTCATGTCAGCGATTCACAAAAGATTGTATCAATCATTAAAATGTGAGTTCATGTTATTAGCAACTTGTTTTTCAACTTACCTACCAAAAGAATATCCGTATGACGTAGTTGGTGGTGAGAAACAAATCTTTGTACAAGACTTTGATGACAGAGTAGACATTGTACCAGTTGCTGATCCAAACATATTTTCACAAACGCAACGTATTAGTGTAGCACAAACAACTATGCAAATGGCGATGTCAAATCCACAGATGCATGATCTATATCAAGTGTATAGAGATATGTACGAAGCTTTAGGTATTAAAGATATTGATTTAATTTTAAAGAAACCAGAAGAAGCAGCACCAATGGATCCAGCAATGGAAAACATTCAAGCATTATCTGCTGGTAAATTTAAAGCGTTTGAAGGTCAAGACCATCAGGCACATATGGCGGCACATTTAAGTTTTATGGGTACCGTTACAGTACGAAATAACCCACAAGTCTTAGGTGCTTTGCAAAAAAACATCTTAGAACACATAAATTTAATGGCACAAGAGCAAAGTGCCTTAGAATTTAGAGATGAAATGGCTGAAATGCAGCAAATGCAACAACAAATGCAGCAAACAATGCAACAAATGGGCCAAAATCCGCAAGCACAAGCACAAATGATGCAAAATCCACAAATAAAACAGCAACAAGACAAAATGAAAGACCTAAATCAGAAAATGGAGTCTAGAAAAGCTATTTTAGTGGCAGAAACCATGGCAGAGTACGCTGAAGAAGAGCAAAAAGTGTTAAATCCAATGGATACTGATCCATTATTGAAATTAAAGAGCGATGAACTAAGATTAAAGACACAAGAAGAGAATAGAAAACGTGAAGAAGGCGAAACAGATGCTGAAATGGACGCGTTAAAACTATTATCTCAACGTGAAATCGCTGAAAGCAAATTGGAACAAGATGATCAACATGCTAAGCTTAGAGCTAGTGTTTCTTTAGCAAAAGATGGCATAAAACAAATGCAATCTAGCGTTAAAATGAAAAACTAGTTATGCCTGGATCCCACTCAAAAAAAATACGAAAAAGTTATGCTGTCGGTGGTACAACAGACGAACGTTTAAGTGACATAAGAAAATCTTATAGTAAAAATGATCCTTCTAAAGTTGCTCGTGGTCCTGAAGTTAGTGGTGTTCCAAAACATTTTGGCTTAGGTAAACATAGAGTTGACCTAGCTTATATAACTCCAGATGAAGCTAAATTATTAGAAAATTTAGACATGCATGGTACAACACCACCTAATACCGGACCAGAAATACAAAATATACCTAATTATAATGGTTGGGGTCGAGGTGATTCTTTTGGATCTACCGCAAATACAGACCCAAGTTCAGGCACAGGTAATACTACAGGCTCAGGTGATAGTAATACAGGGAACGGTGGTTTTAATGATGCTGCTGGCGCTGCACACGATGCTAATGTAGAGTCGTATAATGAAAGTCTTGCAGAAAGAGAAAAAGAACGTGAAAGACAAAGACTGTTAGACCAAGGTTATATAAAAACCAATTGGAATTTAGATGACGAAGAAAACCTTCTGGCTGGTTATCAATACAACGAACTTGCAGCTGAAAGAGCTGGATTAAGTGAAGATGAAGCTTACGCAGGCGCTTTAGGAGCATTAGGTTATAATCCTGATGGTACTCCAATTACTACAGGTATAGGCACAAGTGAAGATTTAGGAATTAGTTCGGATTTAGGTTTAAGCTCTTTAAATGAAAACCTAACTTTAAGTAATATTGGATATGATCCAGAAAACCTATCTCTGGCTAATGTTGGATATGATCCAACGCAAACAGATTATGCGGCATTGGCTGATACTATTGGAACGCCTGCTGCAGATTTATCACTACCTGACTTTAGTAGTTTGAATGCTAAAGAAAAAACAAATATGGAAAAACTTTCAGACGCTATTACTAACGCAGGTTATAATGCTTATAATGCAAACTTAGAAGCGTATAATCAAAAACCAGTTACTATGGCGCAATATAAAGCCATAACTACAGATTTTGGTGATCTAGCTGGCTTGGCTGTGGATGGTTTTGGTAATACTATCACTGGTTTACAAACTGATACAATGTCAACTTTAGGTGATTTAAGTTTAACAGCTGGTGATGCGCTGTCGATAGGATATGGTGGTCTGCCTAGTATAAGTCCAACCATGAGTGCGCTACAAGGTATTGGTAATCTATTTAACCAAACCCCCATTAATACTAATTCTTATAATAATCTTAATGTTCCTGCTGATTTCAATGTCCAGGATCATCTTAAAAAAGATAAGTATGGTAATGTTGTACAATCTTTTACTAGTAGAATTATGAGTCCTTTTAACAAGGCACCAGAGCTAGCTGACTACAGTGATTTAGGGGAGTTTATGAAAGACAAACAGGCTTATCAAGATAAAATAAATGCTAGCGTAAATTTGGATTTTGACAGTTATAGCAAAATAAAAGGTGTTACTTTTAAAGACCCAAAAATAGCAGCAAATTTAACTAAAGAACAATATGCTGTAGCAGTAGCCAACGATATGTTTGCTGATCCTGGATTAGCTGCAGCTTATAGATCACAAGCGGCAGTAGATAAAGCAAAAGAAAAAGAAAATATTAGAGGTGGTAATTTATCAGCAACTACTGAAAATGCGGCTGAAGCAGCACAAGACTTAACTATTTTAACTGAAAATGGTTTGGATGTATATAATCAGATGTTATCTAGTGGTTATGACATGGATTATGCTTATAGATATGCCTTGCGAGTTTAATTAAAAAATAGTAGTATTCTAAAAACCAAATAAGGAGATCTAAATGATTGAATTTTTAAAAGCAAAATGGACTGCACTAAGCGTTAAGAAAAAAGTTATCGCTGGTGTTGTAGTTGCTGTAATCATAATCGCAATATTTTCATAACATAAATGTGGTTATCACTTTTACCAACAGTATTAAAAACTGGTTCGGCTATATTTGCTAACAAGCAAAAAGCTAAGATACTTATGTCTGATGCTGCTTTACTGCATGCCCAAAAAATGGCCAGTGGTGAAGTTGAGTATCAGGCGCAAGTACGGCAATCAAACGACAAGGGATGGAAAGACGAGTTCGTGCTTTTGCTTGTGAGCGCCCCAGTGATTTTATTGATTTGGTCGGTCTTTAGTGACGACCCATTAATTCAGCAAAAATTGGATATCTTTTTTGACAAGTTTAGTAATCTGCCTTTCTGGTACCAATCGTTATTTATTGGCGTGGTCGCATCGATATACGGATTGAAAGGCGCAGATATATTTAAGAAGAAGTGAAGTTCCACGAATATTGGGACAGTGAGAATAAACTATTAGAACTTTCATATAAAGAATCTATTAGACAGAAGGAGGAAAGAAGATGCAAGAACAAGACAAGTGTGCCTGTCACACAAAAGAAAAAGAACAATCGGGGGAATGTTGTAAACAAAAAAGGCTCAATCCTTTAGACGAGTTTTGGGCATCACTAGGAGACTATCATAAATGCAAGACACCGATCCAATCGCAGTAATTTATAAACTACAAAGATACCTTGAAAGGGAGCAAGAAACACATGTTGTAGTTCTTGCAAACGGAGGGGTTGACAATATGCCCGACTATAAGTATATTTGTGGCAAGATTCACACATTGGATCAAATATCACAGGAACTCTCTAACCTGCTAAACCCTAAGGAGCCGAATAAATATGACGAAGAAGAAAAAGTTACACCCATTAGAAGCTAAGTACGAAGAAGAAGCTAAGTTAGCTAAAGAAGAACCTCAAGAAACAAATTTAGAAAAGTTACCAAACCCAACCGGGTGGCGTATACTTATAATGCCGTTTGCTCAAAAAGAAAAAACAGATGGCGGAATCATAATTGCACAAGAAACCTTAGACCGATCACGTATTGCTACTCAATGTGGTTACGTGTTAAAGATGGGTGATCTTTGTTATCAAGACAAAGATAGATATCCCACTGGTCCTTGGTGCAAGGAAAAAGACTGGGTTATATTTGCAAGGTATGCAGGATCCAGAATGGAGATCGATGGCGGAGAGATAAGAATGTTAAACGACGATGAGATATTAGGGACAATAGATAATCCTGAAGATATCTTACACGCAACCATAGGAGGTTAACCATATGTCAGATGATGTAAAAATAGATGTCGGCGACGGCGAAGAAGTAGCAACTGAAATAAATTTAGATGCTGAACCAATAAAACAAGAAGAAGAAGTAATTGAAGTTGAACAAACAACTGAGGAAACTAAAACGGAAGAAACTCCGGAAGTTGAAACAAATAAAAATGAACTTGATGAGTATTCAGAAGGTGTTCAAAAAAGAATAGCGAAACTTACACGTAAAATGCGTGAAGCTGAAAGGCAAAAAGAAGAAGCTATTGCCTTTGCTCAAACACAAAGGGAAGAAAACGAAAAAATTAAAAGTAAGTTTAATACGTTAGATTCTGATTACACTAAAGAGTTTGAAAAAAGAGTTGTTACTAATCTAGAGGCTGTAAAAGGTAAACTAGCTACAGCAATTGCTAATGGCGATATCGAAGGTCAAGTACAAGCTCAAGCTGAACTTTCTGGTTTAGCTATGGAATCTACTAGAGTAGCTAGACTAAAAGACTTACAAGAAAATAAAAAGGAAACTGTACAAGAGCCTGTTAAAGCACCTGTACAACCTAAAAAACAAGCTCCAATAGACCCCCAAGCAGATGCTTGGGCAGCAAAAAACCCTTGGTTTGGCTCAGATAATGCAATGACATACACTGCATTTGATATCCATAAAAAGCTTGTTGAAGAAGAAGGTTTTGATCCACAATCAGATAATTATTATGCAGAAGTAGACAAGCGAATAAGACTTGAATTTCCGCACAAATTTGATAAGATCAATACAGAAACGCCTGAACAACCTGTTCAGAACGTTGCAAGTGCCCGACGTCCGGCCACACAAGGACGCAGAAAAACTGTGAAACTCACACCTTCACAGGTCGCAATTTCTAAAAGATTAGGTGTGCCACTCGAAGAGTATGCGAAACAACTATCGCTGAAGGAGGTATAAGCATATGACAAAAAATGAAACAGAAACAACTGTTAAAACTTCCCGCGTGAGTCAAACAAGGGCTAAAAATGAAAAGCCAAAAGTTTGGGCTCCACCGTCTTCATTAGACGCACCACCTGCCCCGGAAGGGTTCCGACACAGATGGTTACGAGCAGAGAGTATGGGCGAAGACGACGCTCGGAATATCTCTGGAAAAATTAGATCCGGATGGGAGTTTGTGAGAGCAGACGAATATCCAGATACAGATTTTCCCGTAATTGAAAGTGGAAAGTACGCAGGTTTAATCGGTGTAGGCGGCCTTGTGCTGGCAAGGATATCTGAAGAACTCGCACAGTCACGTGAACAGTATTTTAGTAATAAAACTGCTGAACGTGAAGAAGCTGTACAAAACGATGTTTTAAAGGAACAGCATCCAAGTATGCCGATCAATCAAGATCGACAGACTCGTGTAACCTTTGGTGGCTCAAAGAAATAATCTTTGAACTACTGATTTAATCAACTAACCCTTTTAAGGAGGATAAAAACTATGGCTAATACAGACAGCCCAATGGGTTTTAATCCAGTTGGAAAAATCGGAAGTGGACCATCTCAAAAAGCAGCTGAATATGACATCACAAATGATGCTATATTTCAGGGCGACGCAGTACAGATTGCAGGTAACAGTGGTGTTTTAACACAAGCTGGAACTGGAACTACTAACGTTGGTGTTTTTTGGGGATGTAATTTTGATGACTCAACAGGAAAACCCGCATTTAAAAATCAATCAGCAGCAGGACAAGCAAGTAAAGGTTTTGTTTATGATGATCCATACCAAGTTTTCGAACTACAAGGTGATTCAGGAACAAACTCTGCACAGACCGATATAGGCAGAACAGCCGATATCGTTGTAGGCACTGGTAACACAACTAACGGTATCTCAGGTATGGAACTTGATGCATCCGACATAGGAACAGGAGCGAACGTTCGTATTATAGGCTTTTCAGGAAATGCCTCACGAAACACAGTCGGTTCTGCAAACATGTTGTATGAAGTTCTAATAGCAGAGCATCTGTATAAATAATAGCAGGAGGATTTAAAAAATGGCTATATCAAGACAACAACTAGCAAAAGAGCTAGAGCCAGGTCTAAATGCATTATTTGGACTTGAGTACAAACAATACGAAAATCAACACACGGAGATTTTCGACACTGAAAACAGTGACAGAGCTTTTGAAGAAGAAGTAATGTTATCTGGTTTTGAAAACGCATCTGTTAAAGCAGAAGGTGCAGCGATCGTATACGATAACGCACAAGAAACTTTCACTGCAAGATATCAACACGAAACTGTTGCGTTAGCATTTAGCTTAACGGAAGAGGCGGTTGAAGATAACTTGTATGACAAGATTTCTACACGTTATACGAAAGCATTAGCACGTTCTATGGCTAACACAAAACAGATCAAAGCGGCAAGTGTATTAAACAATGCATTTACGGCTGGCGTAACTGGTGGCGACGGAGCAACTTTATGTTCTGGTCAAACTGCTAACAGAGCTGCTGGTCACCCGACCATTGCTGGAAAATTTGTTAATGAATTATTAGTTTCGGCTGATCTTTCTGAAACATCTTTAGAGCAGTGTTTGATCGATATTGGTTCGCTTACTGATGAAAGAGGCTTAAAAATTGCAGCTAAAGGTATGAAACTTATTATACCTTCAAACTTGCAGTTCGTAGCTGACAGAATCATGAAGTCTGCTAATAGAGTTGGCACAGCTGATAATGATATCAATGCAATGAAATCAATGGGAATGATTCCACAAGGATACGTGGTAAACAACTTCCTAACTGATGATGATGCATTCTTCATTAAAACTGATGTTCCTAACGGAATGAAACACATGGTAAGAGCGCCAATCAAAACTGCTATGGAAGGCGATTTTGAAACTGGCAACATGAGATATAAAGCAAGAGAAAGATACAGCTTCGGTTGGTCTGACCCTCGTGGAATCTTTGGTTCTCCAGGTGCTTAAGCATTAGTTTAAGACTTTAATTAAGGGGGCTTCGGCCCCCTTTTTTATTTGCATATTATTATTTAAAAGCGTATACTTCGTTCTAATGAACTGAGATAACCCTTTAGTGTAGACGTACTCAGACGACGGCCTAGAGACTACACTAAAATAACTAGGAGAAAAATTATGGCTTCAACAACTTTTTCCGGTCCTATTAAAGCCGGAACAATCAAAGAAACTGTCGGTAGTACACTCGGCAAAAACGTAAAAAATACAGGACAAGTATTAATGTCTCAAACTCATCTGATTGATTTATCAGGTGGTGCAATTGCTGCAGGATCAACTGATATGGTTATTCCAGCAAACTCACAAATAGTAGATGTTATTTTAGACTCTGTAACTGCTGCATCAGGTGCAACCAATTTAAGTATTGGTGACACTGTAGGTGGAGCTGCTACAATTGTTAATACTTTTGCACTAGGAACAGCTGTTGGTCAAAAAAGACCAACAACAGAAGCTGGTGGTGCATTAGCTTGGTCTGATACTGGATCTGCTGATATAAAGTTAACAATAACTACTTCAGCGGCTACTAATGCCGGAACAACTAGAGTTACAATTGTTTACGCACAAGATAATAACTTAGGTTAATAAATAATTAATGTGGGGCTTTGGCCCCACATATTTTAAGGAGACAATATTATGAGTAATAGTTATTTATCAGACCAAAGAACAGCACATCTAGCAGCGGATGGTCAATTAGTAACGGGACCTTGTAGAGTTACATCTATCCAAGCAGAAGGCGCAGGAAGTTCAACTGTTGTATTATATGACAATACTTCTGCAGCAGGAACGGCTCACACTTTTAAATTTGGTACAGAGGGGCTAAGTGTTTTTGTTCCTGGAAGTGGTATTAGATTTAAGACAGGTGTGTTTTTAGATTTAACAGCTACTCCAGGCGTTACTGTAACATTTAACTAGGAGGTTCAATGACATCATCCGGTACATCTACTTTTGAAAGTGGGTTTTTAATCGATGATATTATTGAGGAAGCCTACAATAGAATAGGTCTTAATAGCATTAGTGGTTATCAATTAAAATCAGCAAGACGTTCTTTAAATATAATGTTTCAAGAATGGGCTAATAGAGGTTTGCACTATTGGGAAATAGGACAAGCTAATATAGATTTAGTTGAAGGCCAAGCAGAGTATAAATTTTTTAGATCCACTGCTGACGGTACCAGTGCAGTAACTGATCCAGTAAATTTATATGGTTTAGATGATATATTAGAAGCAACTTACAGAACTAACAAAGGAACTACTAATCAATCTGACAACAGTTTAACTAAAGTTGACAGAAGTACTTACCAATCTTATTCTAATAAACTAACAAAAAGTCAACCATCACAATATTATGTACAAAGATTTATTGATAATATCACCCTTACGATTTATCCTGTTCCTGATTCAACTGCCGCTGCTAATTTTGCAAATATTTATTTTACTAAAAGAATTCAAGATGTGGGCGGATATAGCAATACTGCTGACGTTCCTTATCGTTTTGTTCCTTGTATGTCTGCTGGTTTGGCTTATTATCTAGCACAAAAAGATAGAACTGATTTAGTACAACAATTAAAAATGTTGTATGAAGATGAATTAAATAGAGCTTTAATTGAGGACGGCTCTTCAACAAGTACTCATATAACACCACAGAATTATTATCCAAATGTCTAGTTTTTCTACAGGTAAAAATGCATTAGCTATTTCAGACAGAAGTGGTATGGCCTTTCCGTATAATGAAATGGTAACAGAATGGAATGGTTCTAGAGTACACTACACTGAGTTTGAACCTAAACACCCACAGTTAATTTCTAGAATACATAGAGGTGATAGAATTTCTTTACAATTTGCTCGACCAGATAGAGTAGAGCCACCAGTACCACTAGTATTAACTAATAACGCTTTACAAGCAGGTCCAACTGATAGTGAAATAATTACAGTTACTCTACCAGGACACGGTTATAAAGTAGGTGATATTATTAAAATACAAGGAGCTGTTTCTTTTTTTCCTACCTACCCACAAGTTTCTCACATAGAAGACGATGATGTTAATAGTGCTGCTGGACATACAATTACTGCAGTAACACCAAATACTTTTGATTTTAATCCTAATGATCGAATCACTGCTTTTTTAACAAACTGTATACCCGGAACTACAACTGTTTATGTAGATATGGATGGAGTCTTAACTGAATACTATCAAGCTGTTGCTGCTTATGCTACTGCAACTGGTTTATTACCTTCTGGTCCTGATTGGTATAACTTAACACCTGAAATTGAATCACAAGCAATTGCTGCTGCGGGTGGTGGTGGCTATTTTTCTAATCTTGATAAACGCGCAGAAGCAGATGCGTTAGTTGATTTAGTTATTTCTAAAAATGGTAGTTGGGCAGTTTTATCAACTGGACCTACTTATAATACTGAAAAAACAGCTTGGATTAATGCAAGATATACAGGCGCGCGAGCTCCGGTAAGTATGGACTTTGCAACTAACTTTAATAAAGGACCCTTTGGTGGTGCCAACAAATTATTAATTGACGACAGAACTACTTACATAGACCAGTTTGAAGCTGCGGGTGGTAAAGGCTTTAAATATTGGGAAAGTGGTGGTATAAAAAACTTTGGAGGACGTAATATGTCTATTACTAAAATATCAACATGACCACATATACAGAACTAAAACAACAGATATTAGACTATTGTGAAACTGATTCAGCAGTTCTTACAGATGTTATTATGAATGATATAATAGAACATGCTGAACATAGAATATTTAGAAGTATAGAGTTAGACAACCAAAAAGAATATTTAAATGGAAACACAGCACCTAATAACAGATTTGTATTACTACCAGGATATAGCTCTATTAATGTTACTAAACCAGACATTAATGACATAGCTACTATTAGATATGTGACTTTATACACCGATTCAGGGACCAAAGAACGTCATGAATTAGTTCGTGTAGACGTAGACTTTTTAAATGAATACTATCCAACCCCAGAAGTAGGATCAACTGCTAAACCTAGATATTATTCTACTTGGGATATGGGGCAAATAGCTATTGCGCCAACACCAAATGCAGTGTATAAATTTGAAATAGGAATTCTTAAAAAACTATCAGGCTTAGGTTCCACTAATCCAACTACTTGGATAAGCTTAAATGCCCCAAGAGTTATATTATATGCCTGCTTATGTGAAGCTTTTAAATTTTTAAAAGCGCCTCAAGATCAAGCTGTTTATGAGCAATCTTTTAAAGAAGCTATTACAGAACTTGCCCAAGAACAACTTGGTAAAAAACGAAGAGATGAATACAGGGATGGAAGTTTACGAATGAATATTCCTACAACAAACCCTTAATAGGAGAAAATTATGGCAATATCACAAGCAGTAGCAAATGTTTTTAAACAAGAACTGTTAAAAGGTAATCACGATTTCGATGGTGGTGCTACTTACTACATTGCGTTATATACTTCTTCAGCAACTATGGGTGCAACTACTTTAAAATATGTAACAACTAACGAAATAACCAACACTTCCGGATCTGCTTATACAGCAGGTGGAAAAGTTTGTGGTAACCCATCAGTAACTGGTGGTCAAAGTTCTACTACTGCTTTTGTTGATTTTGATAATGTTAGTTTTGCTAATGCTTCATTCACTGCTAATGGTGCATTAATTTACAGACAAGATGGTAGTGGCCCAACTAATGATGCTGTTGTTGTGTTAGCGTTCGGTGGTGACTTTACAGCTTCAAACGGAACATTTGAAATTCAATTCCCAACAGCGGGTGGTGGATCAGAGATCATCAGATTAGGGTAAGGATTTTAGATGGCCCTTGTTCTTAATGATCGAGTCAAAGAGACTAGCACCAGTACAGGTACAGGGACAATAAATCTTGCTGGAGCCGCTCAAGGCTTCACAACTTTTGTTGCCGGTATTGGTAACAGTAATACAACTTACTATTGTATAGAAGCTGATGGTGGAGCAGATTTTGAAGTAGGTATTGGTACGGTCACTGACGCAACTCCCGACACACTCTCACGTGACACAATTCTTAGAAGTTCTAACTCTAACAATGCTGTAAACTTTGGTGCAGGTACAAAAAATGTATTTTGTACACAGCCTGCTAGTAAAGCAGTGTTTGAGGATGCAAGTGGTAACGTAGCAATCGCCGGAACAGTCGATGGCATTGACATACAAAGTAGAGATTCAGTATTAACTTCCACAACTACTACCGCTAACGCCGCTTTACCTAAAGCTGGTGGCACTATGACAGGTGCAATTGCTATGGGTAATAATGCTATCACAACTTCTTCTACTGTTGATGGTGTAGATGTTTCAGCAAGAGATTCAGTATTAAGTTCTACAACAACCACAGCCAATGCAGCTTTGCCAAGAGCAGGTGGAGCAATGACAGGGGCTATTACAACAAACTCTACTTTTGATGGTCGTGACGTTGCAACAGACGGAACTAAACTAGACGGGATAGAAGCTAGTGCAGATGTAACTGATGCTGCAAATGTTGGTACTGCTCTTACAGCATTTTCAACTGGAACAGACGCAGCGGCTTCTGATTTAGTTCCTTATTATGATGTAACTGCTTCTGCATGGGAAAAATCAACTATTACAAATTTAGCCTTACAAGGCCCTACTGGACCGACAGGACCGACAGGCCCTACTGGACCTAACGGCCCTACTGGACCCGATGGACCTACAGGACCGGGTGGCGGCACAGGACCAACAGGAACAGCAGCCGGATTTGGAACTCCCACTATTGCTACAGGCGCACCTATTGCAGTAACTGCATCTGGACCTGATACAGCAAAAGTTTTTGCATTTACTATACCAGCCGGACCGACAGGACCTACTGGACCTACTGGACCTAACGGCCCTACCGGACCAGGTGGTGGAACAGGACCGACAGGACCCGATGGACCCGATGGACCTCCGGGACCGAGCGGTGGAACAGGACCGACAGGCCCTACCGGACCAGGTGGTGGAACAGGACCTACCGGCCCCGATGGACCTCCGGGACCTTCAGGTGGAACAGGACCAACAGGACCAACAGGACCAGGTGGTGGAACAGGCCCTACCGGACCGACCGGACCAACCGGTGGCTTTAGTACAAACTCAAATGCACAAGTAAACAGTTTAGGTGTAAATACAGGAGCATCAGGAACCGCTGGTGAAATCCGAGCGACCAATAATATCACTGCTTATTATTCAGATGAGCGTTTAAAAAATATTTATGGTTCAATTGACACTGCTTTAGAAAAAGTAAAAAAACTAAGAGGTGTTTATTTTAAAGAAAATGATCTAGCTAAATCTTTAGGTTATGACAACGACCGTAGACAAGTAGGGGTAATAGCACAAGAAGTAGAACTAGTTTTACCTGAAGCAGTAACAGGTGCGCCTATTGGCGAACCATATATCACTGTGTGGTATGAAAAACTTGTACCCCTCTTAATAGAGGCTATCAAAGAATTAGAGCTTCGAGTAAAAGACTTAGAGGATAAATAATGACTTTCGGTATAGCACCTTTTGCGGCTACACCTTTTTCTGCACCAGCCGTTGCAGGTGATGATGCTACTATTACTTTAACAGGTGTTTCATTAAATATTACTCTTAGCAATTCTTATACAGTACAAAAAACTCACTTTGTAAGTGGTTTTGATTTAACTTCAAATACAGGAACATTAACAACTAAACTTGCACCAACTATAGCAAGTAATGCTGTAACTTCAGCAGTAGGTTCAGTTGTTCCATCAGCAGGACACGGTATTGCAGTAACAGGTAATGCTGTAACTTCAGCAGTAGGTTCAGTAACACCTAAACTAGAACTAGCTACAACAGGTAATGCTATAACTTCGGCGGTAGGAACAGCAACTGCAACGGGTTCTGCAGTTAAAACAGTTACAGGAACTTCGTCTACCCTATCTACAAATAATGTATCTTTAGTTGGTAATGCCAATGTTGCTGTTACAGGAAATAGTTCTACTGTAACTTTAGGTGCAGTTACAGAAAAACTTGCCCTGACTATTGCAGGTAATTCTCTTACTTCTGCAGTCGGTACAGTTTCGTTATCTTCAGGACACACTATCGCTGTTACAGGAACTTCGTCTACTTTATCTATAGGGACAACAACACAAAAAATCGTTAAAGCTATTACAGGTAATTCTCTTACATCTGTTGTTGGCACAGTTATACCTTTAACCGGTTCTACTGTTGCTGTATCCGGAGTAAGCGCAAGTTTATCAGTTAATGCTGTATCACCAAAACTTGTTTCAATAATTGCAGGGCAGAGTTTAAATACAAGCGTAAATAGTGTTAGTATTACTCTTTCTCCTGTAATACCTGTTACAGGAGAACTTATATCTGTGATAGTAAATCCATTATCTGTCTTTACATGGAGTGCCGTTGATGATACAACTATTGGTAGTTCGTGGACCGACGTTTCAACAACAGGAAGCGGAGGGTCTAGTTGGACCGAAGTTTCAACAACAGGATCTGGGACAATAAACCCAGAACAAAAGGTAGCATAATATGGCATCAACATATTCAAGTAGATTAAGAACAGAACTTATTGGATCAGGAGAACAAGCAAACTCTTGGGGAGATACTACTAACAATAACTTTACTAATATTTTTGACGAAGCAATTTCAGCAGTTTATGATAAAA